ATGTAAAGGTGGAGGCAAAGTAATGAAATGCGGGAACTGCGGTTACAAACTCAGGGACAGTATGACGCACGGCATTTATTGTCCAAACATGGGTTGTAAGAAAAATCCCTACTACCAGGAAGGCAAATAATGAAACAGGCACCAGTCAAAATCACCGTAAATGGTGTGGCAGATCCAATCTGTCCTAAATGCAACACAGCAATGTATGGAGTGAGCGCCATGCAAATTGGCACCGACAAGAAGTTCCAGCATTACGCAAGATGTCCTGGGTGCAACTACATGACGGAGGCAAAATAATGAGGACTTGTGGCTTTTGCGGAACATCCACCAGCCATTTCGAATTGCGCTGGTATAAATACGACAACGGCGAGCAGTTTCGAGAAGCCGTTTGTATTCCTTGCGCCGATCAACACGCTCTTTTGGTAAATAAATGAGCGAAATAAAACTCCACATGATCGAGGAGGACTTTGAACATTTAGTCCACACCTCGATGCCTTGGGGCGGTCACTGGGCCGAACAAATGGGCCGCTTTGACCCACAGCCCATGCTGCATTGGAAGTATGCCTTTTGGGTGGATAACTATTTGTCTGTTCTGCTGGCCAGGGCTTTTCTCACAACGCAAAATTGCGAAACGCAAACCGTGTGGGACAGAGCCTTTAACTGCCACTTAATTTTGACTAATTATGAAACACAAACCTGGAGGTCTTAATGTTTAAATTTAAAGTTGAATTAGAAGTGGAAACCAAAGGCGAATTGCCAATCGAAAACCCACAAATTCCAATGAGTGCGTCACACAGAAATGCGCTGATGCGAGAGGCGGTTTGGTTGCAGATCTCCGATGCTCTGCACCAATACGGACTAGAACCCCATAACATCTTGTCCGTTGTTAAAGTCCGAGGAAAGGATAAAAAATGAAAATGCAAAGCAAATATGTACGGCGCCGCAGGGCAGTTGCTGTTGGGCTGCTTGTGGGCGTTATTTGGTGGGCAAATTCAGCAACAACACCAAAAGAATGCAAGGTTCCATTGGATCAAATGAGTCAATTTTGCGTCGATTTGATGTACCCATGACTCCAGGATTTTCAATGATGGGTTCAGGCATTTACTCAACCGATGTTGATCGGGAAATTGTCTGCGCTGAAAGGTGCGGTACTTGCCAAGATGAAGGTAAAAGTTGCGGTGCGGTTTGGGAGGAAACTTTGATGACCGATGACTGGGGCAACATTGATAACGATGTCTTGTGCGCACAATGTAATCACACAATAAACTACCAGGAGGAGAGCGAATGAAAGAGTACATTTTCACCGTTGTTTGCATCACCGATTCAGGAACGGTGTGCGAAAAAGTATGGTCCAGGCAATTTGATAATGCGCTGGAGGCCGTGAAGTCCTACCAGTCCTTTGTTGACCACGCTACCTGCGTGTTGGAGCGTGTTGTAACTTTAACTGAGCCAAATGGTCAAAGTCATTCAAAAGTCTTTAAATATCCGTATGGATCAGAAAAAGCCTACGAAGAGGCTTGCGGAAGGTGGCGGGTTAAACCCAATCTAGCCGCCATATCAGGGTAAAATAAGAACGCTCCATTGTCGAACCGAGAGGAACTAAAAATGGATGTAATGATAAATCGCTGTGCGTATGGTGCATGGCACTACGGAGAAAAACTCTGCGAAGCCTGTCGAAAGGGGCTAAAGGAGTAAGCCGTTAAGTTTCACGCACAGATCCTTTTAGCGGCCGTTTTAGCGGTTGGATTTGTGTACGCATCGCCATCGGTTGCTCAAGCGCCTCAGCACAATCAAGCGCTCAAGATTAAATCGATGAACCCTAAGCAATATGCCTTAATGAAAGTTGAGTCGAAGTGGCTCAACCCTCAGCGTGAGTTTGCGTGTTTGCACTCACTTTGGCAGAAAGAAAGTAACTGGCGTTCAACGGCCCTGAATAAAACATCAGGCGCCTACGGAATTGCACAGTTTCTTCCTTCGACTTGGGGCAATTACAAATATCCGTACAAGCCAAAAGACCCTCAAATTCAAATTGATGCGGGCCTTCGATATATTTACAAGCGTTACGGAACTCCCTGCAAAGCGTGGGAGTTTTGGAAAGAAAAAGCAGGACCTGACTTACATGGAGGTTGGTACTAATGAGTTCACCTTTTGGCCTTCCCTTGCGTGTGGATCAACCCTCTGTCCCGTCTCATGAAATTTATGAAGACGAGGAAGAGGATGACGATTAAACAATCCATCGTGGAATTGGTGGTTCAGAGAGCGGCGGGTTATTGCGAAAAATGCGGTGGCGTCGCCTCTGAATCGATGGCTTTGCACCACCGCAAGTTAAAATCTCGTGGAGGCAAAGATGCTGTTGCTAACTTGATGTGGGTCCACCACGGCTGCCACAACATGTCGACAGAATCAATCCACGCCAACCCCGCTTACGCAACGGATAAAGGTTGGATGGTGGCTTCCTGGGATGAACCCGAAAAAGCACCCATGGTTTTACCCGACGGTCGCATTGTTTTATTACAAGAAAACGGTAAGATTACAGAACTAAAGGAAGGGAAAACATGAGCATTCCAATAACAGTAAAAGGCAATTTAGGGTCCGATCCTGAGTTAAAGTTTGTAAAAACAAGTCGTGGCGAAACAGGCCTTGTAACATTTTCTTTGGCACACACACCAAAAGAAAAGAAAGGTGACACTTGGGTTGAAGGCGAGACTATTTGGTTTCGAATTACATCCTGGGGAGAAAAAGGGGAGGCCTTGGTTGATGCTTTGCGCAAAGGTGACACCGTAATTGTTCAGGGCAGCATGAAACAATCAACATTCAAAGGCAGAGATGGCCAAGATAAAACTGCGTTGGAAATTAACGCTTCGGACATCGGTCTTGTGCCAAAAGCCAATCGCACTTCTGTTTCTCGAGGTCAGGCCCAGGTTAATAGAACGGAAGCGCCAGGATGGTAGATGAAGGATTAATATCTGCGCAGGAAGTTGCAGTTCGATTAAACATATCAATGAACAATCTCAGGCAATTACAACATCGAAAACAATTAGTGTGGGTGCAGAAAGTGGGTAGAAATGTCTATTATCGTGAATCGGATGTGGTCACGCTTGCAGAAAAGCGGACACGGAGATCAAAAGAGTAGAATAAATGCCATGATTGTTATTGATGGAGAAGTAACAGTTGCTGAGATAGATGAAGCGCTCGGCAACATTAGAGAGATGCTGATTGATAAATATGGCAATCGAGTAAACCATCAAAAGAAAGAATTGTTGTTAAGCAGCATTGACGATTTATTGGATGCAAGATTAAATTTAACTAAGTAAAAGGGCGGGCAATGGAAGTACAGAGAAGGCTGATCAAAGATTTAACTCTTGACCCAAAGAATGCTCGCACGCACTCACAAAGAAACCTTGATGCAATCACACACAGTTTGCAGCAATTTGGGCAGCGCAAACCAATTGTTGTAACGAGTCAGGGCGTTGTGTTGGCTGGGAACGGCACCTTGGAAGCGGCAAAAGGTCTGAAATGGGATTACATTGATGTAAGCGTTGTGCCTTGGGATTGGGATGAGAAAACCGCCAGGTCTTACGCTTTGGCCGACAACCGAACTGCTGAATTAGCCGATTGGGATGAGGCTGTTTTAACTGAACAATTATTAGAATTGCACGATCAAGAAATAGATATTGAAGCGCTTGGTTTTGATATGCCCCAGGTAATTGAAGCCGAACCTTTAAATGAGGATGAACTTCCGCAAGAGGTGGAACCAAAAGTAAAACACGGTGATCTTTGGATTTTGGGTCAACACAAAATGTACTGCGGTGATGCAACCGAGGTCGATGCGTATCAAAAACTACTGGGCGAGGAAATGGTCGATTTAGTTTGGACCGATCCACCTTACGGAGTGTCTTATGTAGGGCAAGGCGGCATGACGATTGAAAACGATAATTTGGACATTGGTGCGTTGGAAGAGTTTCTGCGGGAGTCTTTTAACGCAATGATTACATTTACAAAGCCAGGTGCTTGTTGGTATGTAGCCGCACCTTCAGGCAATCTCTTCCAAGCCTTCAGCATTCCCTTGAGCGAACTCGAGGTTTGGAGACACACTTTGGTTTGGGTCAAGGATGCTCTTGTTATGGGCCGTGCCGATTACCACTATCGCCATGAAAGCATTTTCTACGGCTGGACTCCAGGGGCGGCGCATCAAGAACCACCTGATCGCAAGCAAGACTCCGTTTGGGAAGTTCCAAGACCTCGTTCAAACAAAGAACACCCAACCATGAAGCCAATTGAATTAATTACAAGAGCCATAAACAATTCCTCTCGGGCTAACGATATCGTCTTGGACCCATTTGCAGGAAGCGGTAGCACTTTGATTGGGGCTGACCAAACCCGCCGTAGGGCAAGAGTGATGGAAATTGACCCGAAGTATTGCGATGTAATTATTGCCAGGTGGGAACGCATCACGGGTGGTAAAGCCGAACTATTGACCGAGAAGTAATCAATCAAGTGAGTCAAAACAGCAAGGTTCCAGACCCTGAATTGGTGGACAAAGAAATCAAAGTCCTGGAATTGCGTAGGGCTGGTTTAACCTGGGCGGCTATCGCTGACCAAACAGGTTATGCCGATGCAACAGGGGCTTACGCCGCTTACAAGCGGGCCATTAAAAGGGTGCTAGATGAACCTGCAGATGAAGTGCGCAAGCAAGAGTTAGATCGAATTGATAGATTACAAGTAGCAGTTTGGAACAGAGCGCTTAAAGGTGATGACAAAGCCATCAACACCGTTTTGCGTTTGATGGAAAGAAGGGCAAGATTGTTAGGGCTGGATGCAGCGCAACGAGTGCAAGCGGAGGTGGTGACTTATGACGGACACAGAGATATTGACGGAGAAATTGAAAGAATCCTCCAAATCATCCGAAGCGTGGATCATGGCGAGCCGTTGGCGTTGGAAGGTGGACCAAGCGAGAGCGGAACAGTTACCACCGAAGGGGAAGTGGTCAATTTGGTTATATATGGCGGGGCGGGGAGCGGGGAAAACGAGGACAGCAGCGGAGTGGTTAGCATGGGAAGCGATCAGCCAACCGAGAACTAGATGGGCCATCGTTGCACCAACATTTGCTGACGCTCGAGATACTTGTGCCGAAGGTGAATCAGGTGTTTTAACTGTTTTACGCCGATATAAAATGCTAAAGAGTTACAACCGAAGCATTGGTGAGATTGTTTTAAACAACGGTTCACGAATGAAGTTGTCCTCAGCCGATGAACCTGACCGTTTTAGAGGCCCGCAGCATCACGGCGCCTGGTGTGATGAGTTAGCCGCTTACCGATATGTAGACGCCTGGGATCAGTTGCAGTTTGGCCTTCGCTTAGGCGAACACCCAAGGATCATAATTACCACCACACCCCGCCCTACGCCCCTCATTCGGGCTTTAGCGGGCCGTAAAGACGGCTCTGTGGTCACAACCAAGGGTTCAACCTTTGATAATGCCGCCAACCTTGCCCCAGCAGCGCTGTTGGAACTTCAAGCCCGATACAACAACACCCGCTTGGGCCGTCAGGAACTTTACGGGGAGATTTTGGAAGATGTCGAAGGCGCTCTTTGGACTAAGGGGTTGATCGATCGTGCAAAGTTAGACAAAGCCCCACCTTTATCACGCATTGTTGTTTCAATTGACCCAGCAGTAACAAACACAGACGCAAGCGATGAAACAGGAATCATTGTGTTGGGCGCCGACGCATCAGGTCACGGTTATGTTTTAGGCGATTACTCATTCCGAGGTTCACCTTTAGATTGGGCAAGCAAAGCCGTTGCTGTTTTTGATGAGTACAAAGCCGACAGCCTTTTGGTGGAAGTTAACCAAGGTGGTGACATGGTAAGTGCGGTGTTAAAACAAATTAGACTTGGCTTACCAATCAGAGAAGTGCGAGCGCATGTTGGTAAAAGGTTGAGAGCCGAGCCAGTTGCCGCAATGTATGAACAGGGCCGCATTCATCACATTGGAGATTTCCCGCAACTAGAGGACCAAATGACAATATGGACCCCTAACGATCCAAACTCACCTGATCGCATTGATGCAATGGTCCAGGGCTTTTCTGATTTACTTGGTAAAGTTAGCATTGCTTCCTACTTTGGAGCGCTCGCCAACTTCTGCCCAAGTTGTAACCTGCCAATGCCAAAGTCAATGTCGCATTGCTCTAAATGTGGAAGCGCTATGATTGTTCCAACGCAATCTGAAGTGCCAAAGGAGTGAAATGGCTGTCGTTTACAACACCACAATAAATCAAGGCGCTAACTGGTTCATTAACTTTCAATACAAACAACCTGCAACCATCACAAACATTTCAGGCAACGGCACAACTGTTACTTTTACCGCCGATAACAATTTCTTTGGTGGTCAAACAGTAAACATCTCAGGCGTGTTGCCATCTCAATACAATTTTCAAGCGGCAACGATTGCGGGTGTTACTTCATCTGCTTTTACAGTCACAAATCCAGCAACAGGCATTTACATCTCAGGCGGCATCGCTACGGTCCCAATCAATTTAACTGGTTACACTGCAGCCTTGCAGATCCGTTCTTTGCCTGAAAGCCCAACGGCTGTCTTATCTTTGGCTACGGGTGGAAACGGCATTACAATTCCAACCCCAACCAATGGAACCGTGGTGGTTCAAGCAACGGCTGTTCAAACTCGAGCAATCATCGCTGGAACCTACTACTATGACATCGAGATAACTTCTCAAGGTGGAATTGTTTACCGATTGGCACAAGGCCAGGTCGTTGTATCTGCGGAGGTAACCCGATGAGTGATGACGCAGTAATCATTCAGCCAGTAATTCCAACAGTTGTTATTTCATCTCCAGGTCCGCAAGGCCCAGGTGGTGGAGAGATTTTCTATGTTCACACTCAAGCGATCGCAAGTGCGGTGTGGACCATTAATCACAACTTAAACGGCGAACCCACAGCCGTTGTACTAGACTCTGCAGGAACACAATGTGAAGGCACATTTTCTTACCCAAGTAAAAGCCAAATGGTGATAACCTTTACCAGTGCTTTCAGCGGCACTGCTTATGTGATCTAGGAGAAATAAATGGCCCGTAAATTTTTAGTTTCAATTGATCTAAATAAAAACGAATTACAGAATGCGGTAATTCAAAACCTAGCAACAGCGCCCGCCACTCCTTCTGCTGGACAGGTTTATTACAACACAACTGACAATCAACTTTATATTTACAACGGCACACGCTGGGAAGTTGCTGGCAATGCGGTGCAATCAGGATTACTTGCTGCACGCCCTGCTGCTGGAACTGTTGACGCTGGAACTATTTATTATGCAACAGACACTTATCTTTTCTATTATTCAAATGGCTCAACATGGGCGCAAACTAATCAATTTGGAACAGTAACTGCGCAAACAAGTTATGGTGCATCAAGCGGTAACGGAACAGCAACTGATTATGCACGCTCTGATCACACTCACGGAACACCAGCACTTGGAACAGCAACACCAAATGCAATAAGTGGTGCAGCAGGTTCTGCAGGATCTGCAAGCACACCTTCTAAAGAGGATCACACACACGCCTTCACGCCATCACAAGATTTGGCAATGGCAGGATTTAAATTAACAGCCTTAGGCACACCAACAGCCAGCACAGATGCAGCAAATAAGCAATATGTTGATGATGTAGCACAGGGACTTAATATCCATGCGGCATCTTATGCTGGCACAACTGCAAACTTGAATGCCACATATAGCAATGGCACTAGCGGTGTCGGTGCAACACTAACAAATGCTGGAACTCAAGCCGCATTTACTACAGATGGCACAACTCCAGCACAAAACGATCGTATTCTTGTAAAAGATCAAACCACACAGTCACAAAATGGTATTTATACTCTTACAACTGTTGGTAGTGGTTCTACAAACTGGGTTCTAACTCGTGCAACAGACTTCGACACAGCCACAGAAATTGCAGGTGGTGATTTTACTTTCGTTGATAACGGAACCACACTTGCTAATACAGGTTGGGTCAATGTTGATGAAGTAACTACTGTTGGAACTGACCCTATTGTTTTCCAGCAATTCTCAGGTGCAGGAACTTACACAGCATCTAACGGTGTATTGCTAACTGGCACAAACTTTACTTTTGCACCTCGCACAGGTTATGGATTACAGACAGGTGCTAGTGGGGCTGAGATCAAACTTGCCACAACATCAGGTCTTAATCTAACATCTGATCTAGCGGTGGGTGCTGGCAACGGTATATCTGTTCTAACAAACACCGTAGCAATCGACTCAAGTGTTGTTGTATCCAAATACTCAACAAATGTTGGCGATGGTTCAGCAACTTCCTACACAATTACACACAACCTCGGTACA